CTTTTAAAGAATTAAAAAAAATTGATTTTTATTTTCCCTAATTTTTTCATCAATGTGTATTGTGTCACAGAGTCATAATTTTTAAAAATTTGCAATTTATTGATAATTTTTAATTAATTTTATAAAAAAATAATTAATTTTATAAATAAGAAAAGAATTTAAAAAGAAAATCTATATATATAATATATAAGAAAAAATGAGTCACCTAAAAATGCTTACCTTCAAGGATTTCAGAAAACTGATTAAATGTAAACAACCTGTTGAACGTTCACTGACACTAACTCAACATCTTAAAATGGATTGTATAGTAACAGATGATTATTTGTATTTACTTAAGGAAAATCTGATTTATGAAGTTGTCCATAACAAACATGCTGAAGATAATCTTATCCTAATCATCAGTAAGTATATCAACAACAGTTTCAACCTATTAAAAACCATAGAGAGGCAAACCCTAATAAAGACTGAAGAATACAGTGAAGGTATGATATATTTACTGAATAACAACTGGATTAAAAATCATTTACCACAGATTAAAGGAGATTTAAGTAATAACGACGTAAAATTTGACAAATATGAACACAAAATACATTTTTTGAATGGATACATGGATTTGAAAACAAAAACTTTCAAAAAACGTGAATTAGGTGTTGATTACATATCTAAGTGTATCAATAGAGATTATGAACCGTCTTCAGATATTCAAAGAGAAGGTATTATGACACATGTAAGAAAAATATACCCTAATGAAAAAGATAGAAATGTAATGTTATTGATTCTTGGTAGAGCATTAGCAGGACTAACTCCTATAGCCCAAAAATTGACTTTTCTAATAGGTAATGGTAGTTCTGGAAAATCTACTCTTATGAAATTGTGTCAAGTTGGGTTTACATGCTATTATAAGGAATTTGGGGATGATACTTTCAATGAAAGTTTAAGCGAGTCAAAAAAGTCTAAAGTCTTGAATACTTTTAAATTTGAACCTCAGATAAGATTCACTTGTATCAATGAAATGCAAGATAAAGCCATTAATAAGTCTATGTTTAAATTATTTCCTGAAGGCGAAGTGCAAACGGTTGAGCTTTATAAGTCAGGTTCTGACTCAGTTTTTCATAAATCAGGGTTATTTTTACCATGCAATACTATGCCTAATATTAAGTGGGACTCTGGAAGTGAAAGAAGAGCAGAAGCCTATGAACATAAATCAAAATTTGTTATTGATAGTAATGACCTACACACAATTGATGAAAGCAAACATATATATGAAGGAAATGAATTTTTAATTGCTTACATTAGTTCAAACAATCTATTAAATGCATGGTGTGATATATTATTTGATAGAAGTTATGACTTATTAAATGGAATTCAAAAGATAGTTTATACAAATGCATTTACAGAAATAAAGACTTCTATTGTAGACTGTGATAATAAATTTAAAGACTTTGTGAAACTTGAGTTATTTACTGATGAAACAGATGATAGTCTAAGAATTCATAAAGATACAATGCTTGAAGCTTATAGAGAATTTTCAAAAGATTATAAAATTGATAATAGACAGCTTATACCTAAACTTAAGGAATATGGTATTAAATATAATGCCCAATATAGAGTTAATGGATTTGATATAAAAGGAGCTTATTATGGAATTAGATTCAGACTTCCAAACGATAAAAATGAGACTTACTTCAAAGATAAACCTATACAAATATTAGAAAATGAAGAAGTAACTCAACTTAAGGAAGAGAACAATTTATTAAAGCAAGAGATTGAAAATCTTAAGAAATTATTATCTGAAAAATCAACTGAGCATATTACAATTGAAGAAGAAAGCCTATTTGAAGGTGTTAGTATTGATGATATTACTGTAGAAGAAGAAGATATTACTACTGCAGAAGATGATGATGAACCAGATGACATGAAAAGAGATTATGACCTAAATGAATTTAATAAAAATATACTATCACAATTACTATAAATTAAAAACAAACTTTTAAAAAATAAATAATCTTTATAAATAATTTTTAATAATTTAATTTTATAATTATTAAAAAATAAAAGAACTTAAAAATAAAATGTTAAGTATATATATAGAAATGGAAAACGACCTTAATAAATTTTGTTCAAAAAATAAAATATTTGTTCAAATATTTGAACCAAACGGTGAAGTAACCGTTAAAAACTACAAAAGCTTAAACGAAGTAAGTAAGTCATTTAACATACCCTACTCTACTTTAATTAATATATATTATATATGCACCAATAAGGGTGGTGGTAAAAATAAACTGGCCAAAAAAAAGTATATACATGGTAAATATGTAGAACTCTTAAAACATATAAGAGTTTTTGATAATTTCAATGAAGATTTAATGAATAATAAAGATTACTTTGAAAGTCTATTGGGTAATTAAATTTATAAAGAATTAAAAAAAATTGATTTAATAATTTTCAAAAAATAAAAGAACTTAAAAATAAAATATCTAAATATATATTATATACAGATATGGACTTAAAAATTAAACCAGTTGAAACACTTAAACTAAAAAGCAAGTCAGGAACTAAAGAAAAGATTGTTTATCATATCAATAGAGATAATAATAAAACAATTAACTCTAAAATGTTCAGGGATACTTATGATGTATTTGCTAAGAAATATGGAGCGAATAATTTATTGATAAGAGGTGCTAATAATGAAGGCATATTTACATTTAAAGGCTTCTCAGATGACGAATTAAGTTTTATTGACTTTCATGAATATTTGAAAAACAAGGTTAAAAGTATTAGTGAATTTGATTACTTTTACTCTTTAGAGTTCACAGTTTTAAAAGATTAAATATATAATTATAATATATAGAAATGGATAATAAAAAGAAAGACTTTCAAGGAATCACAGACTTTAAAGATAAGATATTCTTTGATTCAAATGGTAAAGTTTGCATAGATAGAAGAAAAGAATTAAAATTAGAAGCAGGGGACACAATAACTGAATATTATATTGAAAGAACAAATATGACTTTAAAAGAATTTGCAGAGCAGATTATTAAAAATTAAATCCCTTTTCTTAAAGAATTAAAAAAAATTGATTTATTTTTTTTAAAAAAGAAAAGAATATAAAAAGAAAATATATATATAATATATAAGAAATGTCAGACAATATATTTTACATCTATTTTGAGATAAACAAAAACCAATTCAGGGTATATAACCCAAGATATAAACAACACTCTACAATGAATTTAAATGAGCTTAATCAATTATCTAAAAAGTATGAGATGATGGCAGGCTATGACGCAGATGATTATGGCTTAGTTGAATACTATCTATCTTTTAGGAAATGGAATGATGAACTAAAAGACAATGGACTAATACAGTATACCTTCTCATATAAGAATAAATACGCCGTCTTGAATGCTTTTGAGAGATACACAGGATTAAAACTCAAAACTCTTAAGACAGACAACATAATTGACGGTATTGAATCAAAGTATTTTGAGAAGTGTAATAATGGAGGCTTAATTTATTGTAAGGCTGGTGTATATCACTGTTATGGCTATGACTACAAATCTTTTTATCCCCATATTATGGGTTCTAAGATGTATGATATGAAACTACCAATTAAAAAAGGCTATGAAGTAAAGCTTGATAAGATTGATGAAGAGCATGTACAATTTGGCTTCTATTGTGTAAGGATAGATTGTAATAATGATGACTTCAATAAGATATTTAATTACAGTAAGAAAAACGTATATACCAGCTACTCCTTAGAGTTTGCTTTAAAGCATAAGAAAGAGTTCAAAGTATCAATCACATTAAATACTGAGCTTGAGTATAATGCGTATCTATACAATGAAGAGGACTTAGTATTATCACATGAGCTGTTTGGTGAATGGTTTAGTAAATTGTATTCATTCAAAGAGAAGTATCCTAAAAATAAGCTATGTAAGCATCTATTATCATCACTGTGGGGCACTATATCATGTTTTAAAAAGATTCATGTCACGGGTGATGACATTGGAGAGTATGATTGGGGCACTGATGAAAATTGTGAGTATATGCTACAGAGCTGTTCCAATGATTCAAAAAATGACTATTACACCCTGATACAGAGAGATAATCAATATGAGTTTAATATACGGCTGAAGCCTTTCTTACTCTCATATGCACGTAATACTATGGGTGACATCGCATATAAAAATAATTTATCAGAAGTCATCAGAGTGATGACAGACAATATTACATACAAATCCAACGTAGCTTTTAACGTTGAAAATATGGTGAGTGAGGAAAAAACAACGGGTCATATCAGCTTTAAAAATGTGATGCGGTATGAGGTCGTGACTGATACTACTTTTTTTTAGACTCCTTTTTTTTCTGAGCCATCTCTGCATCATAATCATTTAATTCATCTTCAAATCCTTGTTGAACTAAAGAATCTTTAGTTTGCCAAATAGCCTGACTTTTCAACTCACCCTTATACCATACCTTATACTGAATTTCATTACCTACCTTTCTTTTACCTACAAAATCCTTGATTTTAAAGGTTTCTTCTTGTTCACTTGCTTTTCTTAATTCAGCTTCTTGGTATGACACATTAGGAAAACCATTTACCATATATCTATAATAAGGCTTACCGTGATAATACAATATCTTATTAATCTTATGAGCTTCTTTTGTGAGTCTATAGTCACCATTTCTAAATAAGCCCTTTTGTTTCTCACCAAGAGCATTCTCAGGTGTCTCTAATACAACATACACTAAGTCGCCCTTTTTAAATTTTGGCTGAATTAATGTATATATATCACCTTCTTTTTTTGTAGATTTTACCTTTTCAAAAGCATTCCAAGTTGGATATACATACTCATATATATTATCAGGTAATTTCTTCTTTCTAATCTGATTTAATCTTTTTCTTATGACAGGCACTGCTATTGTCCATTCTTTAAATTTCTTACCTGTTTTAATCTCTTGACCACTCATAAAGCCATTCAATAATTTACCTAATATACCGTTTAATCTCTCAACGTTGGCCGTTTGAATGTGTCTATTAGGTAATGACCTTCTATGTAAGATAGAATGATTATAGAGCCATTTGTCAAATTTCCCTCTGAACTCAGTGCCCGAGTCAGTTCTTAAGCTTTGACCTTCATTACTTTCAAGGTGAATATATGAACGTTTTTTCATTAATTCAATTGCTTGTATGACATTTTCAGGATTTTTATCTCGCATAGGCTCCATGTCAAATTCATCAGTTGCTAAGTCAACAACTACTAATAGATATTTATATTTTTCTTTAGTTGTAGGTAAGAATAAGAAGTCAGCCATAAAATTCTTATCTTCTATAGGTGCTACATTATCTTTAACTTTATTATAAAATTTAGGCTTTTGAATGTTCTTTGTAAAGCTTTCTTCTTTTTTATCAATATTGAGTAATTGTTTTAATAACTCCATATAAGTGTATAAGATTAAAATTAAAATAAATTAAAATATTGTAGTTGTTTTAAAAATAAATTTCTTCTATTCATATAATCTTTCATATACTTATTGTACTGATGTTTATTATCAATACGCCATTGTTTAATATCTCTATTAGGTTCATTAGTATTTAATGTTGGTTTGAATAAATTATAATAAAATAACTCTCTTTCTTTATATAAATTTGAATCAAGAGTTTCAAAAGACTCTATTATCTTAAACTCCCAATTATGTATACCGCCATATTTATTAATGATGCTATACAGCTTTTTATCTATATGTTTTAAAGAATTGCTTACATGAACCCTAAACCTTTTAATAGGATTAGAGGTTCTTCCAACGTAACTATCTAATATATTTATATCTTTACAGGTGATGGTGTATATGTAGTGAATAGTCATATATAATATAATTAGAAAATAAAATAAGAATTTAAAATCAAAATTTCTTAAAATAATTCCCTACATTAATCAAAATATACCATAAAGTTCCCCTTTTCAATTTTAAATTCATTCTTATTTATTTTAATATATTGTTTAGGTAGTGAGTGAATTAACCTACGTTTTCTATAGTCCTTCATATATTCTTTGATTTTATCAGTGTTCATATAGTAATATAATAATTGTTTTTTATGCTTATGATAATATTCAATCTGCTTCTTATTATGATATAATCTTTTTTCGTCATCCATTCTTATAATAATATCAAAGAAAAAACATTAGACCTAATTGTTTTGTAAATATGATGTATTAGGAATACCTATAATATCAAATATAAAAATACAAACAGGAAAAGCACTACTTACAGGATTCGGTTTTGCATCATCTGAAATTCTAATAAACTCTATGGTTATATTACATATATCTTGATTTTTACCAAAAGTTGCAATGTTATTACTGTAATAATACTGTGATATAGCACTACTTGAAGTAAAATAAAAACTACCCATAACAGTTGATGAATTATTTGAACCATTTTTAACATTATAGGTTTGATTACTCCACGGTAAGCCTGACATACGAAGATATAAATTAAGATTATTTTTATCAACATTATCAATAACACCTGCTTGACCTGTAGCAATGGTATTTAAACATAAATTAAAATAATCATAATGGTCATACATATCACCTAATAAAGTTCTTAGGTTAATATTGTTCCATGTCATTGTAGTTCTATTGGCATCCATGTAACCATATTGAGTAAATGAACCAGCTGTTAAATCACTACCTTTTAAGACTAAAGATGCATTTCTTAATTCAGTCATTTTATTATATAATTACATAATAAAATTAATTCAATACTTTATTTTTATATAAATTTAAAATTTGACATAAGCGGTGTTATTTTCAAATACAACAACAGAGTCAAAAAGAGCAAATGCATCAAAACGGCAGTTATTAGTAGCCCCTGAACCAGAAAAATTGATGACCAAGAATATATCATCAGTGTTACTGTTGTATCCTTGGAAAATAGAACTTTTATCAGAATTTGCATAAGATTCTAAATCTAAACCAATATAAAATGAACCACTGTTTTTATTGATGACTGTATCACCGTTTACTTCACTATTAACAAGAGTATATGTATAATTGTCAATGGCTGGATGATGGTTTAAGTCACTCATAGACCCAACCGCCTTCAATAACTCACTAAACATTTCAGGAAGTGTTGATGGATTCTTCAATGGCATAATTTGTGAGCCTACTCTAAAATAATAGTCGGAAATTCCTGATGCTACTGAACTACATGGGAAGTATGTAGCACTACCTGTCCCTTTATCTCTTATTGTTGCAAATATAGATTTTAACGATGAAAACTTTGCTGGTATTGGGAAATTGACTTGAGTAGCTGTTCCGTTGGTAAGCGATTGATTAAACTGGTAATTTCTATAATCTGGCACAACAAATTGTAAAGGCTGTCCCTGTAGTGAAGAATATATCATACCGACGGCTTGGTCATTTAAAGAAATAAAATTACCTACATATTCAACATTGGTGACTGATATAGTAGAAGTATTAGAAGTAGCACACAGAGCTTTTTGAATTGAATCAACTAACGTGATTTCTACACGCAAACTGGCGGAAACCATGGCAAACAATGGTAAATAATTGGTTGTGCAGAGAGTTCCTACTAAAGATATTAGATTTAAACAGTAAGTTTTAACAGTGGTAGATGAGCCATTAGCAATAGCTGAACCTATTAAATCACCTGAATTAGTATTGTATGCGGATAATACTTTTTGAGAAATATCAGCTACAACAGCAACTGCTGGAGTAGTCAACGTTAAATCACTGCGAGTTCCACATAAAATATTTTGTTTACCGTAAATAGCATCAAATGGAACTTGAACGTCAAATAGCAATTTAGCAAGAAGACCATATTCTGCAATATCTTGAAGGAGATTACTACCGTGAAAAATTCTAATTCTGGAAATTATACCGTGAGCACCGCAAGCATCCCATCTATAACTGTTATTTGCGCCTGAAGTATTATTTATGGCAATATTAAATTTAAAATAAGATTCAGTTGGAACAAGAACAGTGTTACTGGCGGTTGGAAGATTTAGTATGATAGTATCACCTAAACCATAAGTTCCTGTTCCATTCTGAGGAGCGATATTACTCTTATATGAGCGAGCCATTTGAGACTCAACCTTATTTCCATATTTTAGATTTTTTGGAAGCATTCTTTATATATATAATTTATATATAAAATTAAATTCAATCTTTATGATTTTAATTAATTACAATTTTATAAAAAGGGGAAAGAGTTCCCTACTTTTCAAGTCCGCTTTTCTTAGAGGATGGTTTGTTTTTTAATCCAACGGGAGCATATTGGTCTAATTGTTGGTGCTGTTCAATTATACCATTAGAGGCTGGATTTGGGTGACTACTGTGTGACACGGGGTATAATTTAGAACCCATACCATGATAGACTGGTGCTGATTTCAATCCTAAAAAATGAGCTGATTTATCTTTTTTTTGACCAAGCATTATTATATATATAAGCATATAATAATAATTTAATAAATTTTTAATTAATTATTCTACAAATTTGACTACTTCTAACTGTATTGAGATAGACCAATGACATCCATTTAAATCTATCAGATTATTATTCTGGTCAGTCAGTCTTAGATTCAGTGTGCTGATGGTTGTGTTGAATAAATTATATTTGAGATTATTATGATTTTGATAGGTGATTGTGCTGAAAGGAGGTTTATCTATAGGGATTGAGCATATAATATTGCTTTCACTCTTATGAGTATTATTGATAGAGCCTGTTTGCAAGTTAGACTGGATACATATACAATGTTTTGACTGAAGATTTATACTATTAACTGATTTCAAGGATTTACCTGAGCTGGTATATGTCGTTCCATCATTGAATCCAATAAGAGATAGACAAGTGGATGATGAGGTGAAAGAAAAGTCATAAGTAGTATGAACAAAGGTATATTTATTGGTGATGATGTCATAGGTGATATTGTTCATGCTTAGCGCGTTTTTGAGGAAAGCCAATAAATCATATGCGGTATAATTTCCTTGTGTAATGATGACATTAAATACAATACTGTTATAGGTATATACTAATAAATTATTTGATGAATTTATATTATAAAAGGAATATGGGATAATGGCATGCTGGACGCTTAAATATATTGTATGTTGAAGGGGAACTTCAATCAAAGGTAAGAAAAATTCACAATCTGATGTCGTGCTACTATTATATTTATCAGCCATCTTGCTATTTAAATGAATTTGTAATATTTCATGATTCATCTTATATAATATATTATATATATATTTTATTTTGTTTGATATTGCTGACATTATGAGCGTTTAATACATCTAATGGTAATATCCCTGTAGTTATATTAGGATTTTTAAGGGTTGTCATCCTTTTAGAATTTGCGTTCATAAGAGACACTGCGTCACCTGATGTTCTATATGCGGTAGTATTACTACGCATCTTTTGACCTATTGTTGCGCCCCCATCAAGACCAACAACTTTATCGTTCTTTCCAGCAATATACTGACTTAAACTCATTCCCAAGCTATGTCCTGATACAGTAGTATTTGATGGGTTGTATTTCTTTCGGGCTTTCTCTAAAGTTGATTTTTCTTGTTTGAATCTATTAGTATCTTTTAAATGTCCAAATGCCAAATATAAATCAGTTCCAATGTCTTTAGGTGAAAACATATTAGTCCCTTTAACGGTATATAATAATTTTTTTTCATTAGGATTGAAATAGACTTGATGTTCATGATTACTTAAATCACTATCATAAACATAACCTTGATTTACAAAGGCTTTCTTTTGCTTTTTCTTTGATGCATAAGTATTATTCAAAGCATTGTATAGTTTGATTTTACTGTCTGGTTTATTCATCAAGTTTGAATATTGATTCTTCTGCATCCTCTATTACTACTACATCCTCAATATTATTTATTTCTGTAATTTTAGACCTTTCTTCCATTTCTTCTAATGGTGATTTTACATTTTCAAGCATTGTATCAATGATTTTATCAAAGCCTGCTAATTCTTTAAAACCGCTTGGAAATCTGGATATTAAAAAATCAGGTTCTTTATAAAATGTATTATATTTGACTTTAGACCAATCAATATCTTCATTAATCTTTTCACTGAAGTCAAATTGAATAGGAACAACGCCATTATTAAAAGATTCATTAATTTCAGCTACAATTCTATTCATATATATTTAATAAGATATTAATTTAAGAATCTTCAAATGTCAATAAATTAAAATTCTTATAATACTTATTAGTAACTAAATCAATATCAATATGATTATATGGTTCATCAAATACATAATTAAAAACTTTAAGAGCATCATCTTTAGATAAATTTAATAATTCTTTAGCAATACTGTTCCATTCTTCAATGTTTTTTGTTTTAAACAGTGTTGTGTATGTTATTTGTTTTCTTAATAATTTAGGCATATAATAAAAACTTTGTAAAGTAAATATAAAAGAACAGCATAAATGTCTTGCTTTAATAATCATTTTACTTAGTTGAATAGCAATAGATTTTTCTTTTAATATATTAGCCATATCATCAATAACTATGCATGAATATTGAGGTTCTTTGTCTTCATCGTCATCACTATCAGTAACATCATCTTCATAAGCTTTCTTTTTCTTTTCTACTTTAACAGAAAACTCTTCTTTAATACCGTTTAATTGATTATAAATATCTTCTAAGATAGGAACAGTCAATTCATGATAAACTTTATCATGCTTTTCAAATGGATGATGAGCCACTGATAAAAATGATGATTGAGGACAGAAATAAAATATATGATGAAACTTACCCCTATACATGGCTTTACTCTTAAACATATTCAAAAGTAACGATGATTTTCCTGAACCACCTGAACCTGTTAAGCAATAGACCATACCATTACGCTTACTGATATTTTCATTAATAATATCTGGCACATATATATCCATCTTTTCTTTGATAGGCTTAAAATTTATAGTATTGGGGTTCTTAGTTTCATTAATACTTTTTATTGTCATTATATTATATAAAACATATTAAAATTTTATTTGATTTTTTATTATTTTCTTTTTATATATTATATAAAATGTCCGATTCTACAGATAAGGAAATAACGGAAATGAATGACATCAATGAGCCACTACAAAAGCCTATTAAGAATATACCAGTATCAATGAACACTGATGAACCTAAGCCTAAGAAGCCAAGAAAGCCAAAAACACCTGCACAATTAGAACAATTTGAAAGGGTGAGACAAAAGAGACTTGAATCTTTACAACAAAAGACTATCAATAAAAAGATAGAAGCGTCAAAATTATTGCTGTCACATGGTATAGAATTACCGTCTAAAGCTGAGCCTAAGATTAAAGAGGAATTACCGTCAAAAGCTAAGCCTAAATATCATCAAGAATTAACACCAAAGGATAATACTGATGATGAAAGTGATGATGAACCACCTGTTATTATTGTGAAGAAGAAGAAAAAGAAGAAGCAACCTAAGACAATAATTATTGAAGAGTCTGATAGTGACGAAGATGATGCGCAACAACATTATATCAACAAAGTCAAAGAAGCCAGACACTTTGTAAGTCAACAGAATAAGAAATCTTTAATTAAAGTGCATAAAAAACAAGAAGTTCCTAATTATTTTGTAGACTAATAGTATATAATGAAAAATAAATCAAGATTTGTAAATAATAACCGTAATGTTGTATATGTCACGGTTCAAACGCCTAAAACACATCATCATACACACCATAAATCAAAAGAATCAAATAGTGAATCATCAAGCATTTCATCATACAGCCGTCCTAATATATCAGTCCCTTTTACAAATACAAGTAATTTAGAGAATGAAATATTAAGAGAACAATTAAATAACATTCAAAGCAATAGAAACCCTAACATGAACAGAATAGGAACAATAGTCAATGACAAATTTAGAAACCCTCTTGAAAATGCTGATGAAACGTTTATTAAAAATGGTAATAATACAGAAGAAGTTGATGTAACGAGCCAATCTGATTTATATAAAGATTTTAATATAAGTATTCCTAATGAAAATCCTGCAAGTGTATTTGCTGATGACAACAATACTAAGAAAGTTGAAATTGAAAAACCTAAAAGACCAAAGCCGTTGAGTCAAATGAATAAGACTGAACTGAAAGATGAATATAGGAATTTAACAGGTTTAGCACCGATAAACATGAATAAAAAAGACTTGCTAAAAGCTATAAAAGCATATAAGTTTAGTTCTCCAAATAAACGATAATTTTTATTTTTTTATGTCATATAATTATATACATACAGTATGAGTAATTATATAAATTCTTTTTATACATCAACAAATAATCTGAGCAATATCAATGCGAATAAAATCAGTGATAATCAGGGTTGCACTATACAGAATGGAATTTTAACAGCGTCTTCTGTATATACTAACAGTCTGTATTTAAATGGGGTTTTATCTTCTGGAATCACAGGTGCCACGGGTGTCACAGGCGCTATTGGTTACACTGGCTATACAGGTTACACAGGCTATACAGGTTACACTGGCAATATAGGTGCAACAGGTTACACTGGCTATACAGGTTACACAGGTTACACTGGCTATACAGGTTACACTGGGGTTACAGGCGCGACAGGAGTAAGAGGAGCTACTGGAGCAAGTTGCACAGTGAGCGTTGGAACAACTACAACTCTTTCAGCGGGTTCTTCTGCATTAGTCACAAATTCAGGGACGTCATCTGCTGTCATCTTAAATTTTCAAATACCAAAAGGCGATAAAGGGAACGATGGTGACCCTAATTTGGCTTTAACTGTATTGATTGACGCAATAACAGGTGTAGCTTTGTCAGCATTAGGAGCTTTTTTAAATAATATTTTAGATGACTTAATGAACACTTTAGGGTTGGGCAGTAGACCAAATCCAACTGATACTGATAGGATACGAGCATTGGCAAGATTAATCTCTCAAATGCAAGAAGAAATTGACGCCTTACAAGCAAAGACAGTCTATTTATCTGTATATAATGGTTCATCAAGATTCTCATCAAATTTATTGATAAACAATGGACTCAGTGACCGTATCACCTTAAGCACTGATGGCAGTGGACAATTTTATGGACAAATCACCTTAAAATCTGGAACTAATGATAATATTATATTAAATAATAATGGGACATCTACTTTTAAAAATACATTACAATTTCAAAACACAACGACTGATACTCTTACTGGCATCACAACGACCAATACAAATACTATTCTGACAAACGATGGAACAATAACATGCAATCAGTTGAAATCAAATAATATAGGCATAGCGGATACAATTGGAACGACATTAAATATTGGAACAAGCTTGAATAATAATGTGATAAACATTGGAGGCGGGACATCTATTATTAATTTAAATGGTGTAGTCAGTTCTGTAAATCCATTTAATTTTTCTGGCTTTTTCAATCAAATGGCATAAAAATATCTTCTATAAATATAGGATGTCATCAGTCAATCAATTTAAAGATACTATTATTTATGGAAATTTTAAAAATAAAGACAACTACAAATCAGGCGGTAATATTGCATCAGCAACTTTTGACCGTTCAATTAATGTTGGATTAACAGGATATTTTAACAGTGGTATGGGTATAACTGGTAATGCATTATTTAACAATGATATTAATTTATCAGGCCAATTATCAGTGGGTGCAACAGGAATTTTTAATAGTTCTTTAAAACTACCAAACAATCAAGTAATTAATACAACAACCCCATCATTATTAACAAGTAGTTCATCAATAAGTAACTCACAACTATCATCTAATGTCTGTTTATTGGATGCATCGCCATCTTTCACATCAGCGCCAAAATTTTATAATGGGTATAATGTTTATGGTGGAAATGTGGGTGCCTTTTTAGACTCAACTAATACAAACTCAACGCAAATAAGTCAATACAATAGTGATTGTTATATAATTAATTATACATCAGGAGGGACAATATTTATAAATTCAACTACTGTTGATTTAAGTGCTTCTAATGTATTTTTAAAAGGCGGGACAAATATATATAACTATAATACAGCATTACCATACAGTGATGGGGTCAATTATATCACGGGAACAACAAACTTACGCTTAGGTGATGTAAATATAACTGATGGGTTATTGACTTGTAATGCTTTAACATTGAGTTTAAACAGTAATTTTACACAATCAGGGTCAGGTAAAATAACTCAAGCATCATCATCAAGTAAAAATACCTTAAATCCAACTCAATTTTTAGGGGACATAACATTCGCAACAGGTGTATATAGAATCAATAATGTAAATACAGCACCAAATATATTACCCACAATTTCTTGTAGTAATCAAATCACATTACCAAATAGTCAAATTATAAATACAACATCACCCAATCTTGTAGATTTATCAAGTAGTCAAACTCTCACCAACAAAACATTAACGGATGGTATAGCCAATACACAATTATCAACAGACAACTCAACAAAAATAGCAACAACGGCTTATGTTAAATCACTAAACTATTTAACAGCCGTTCCATCAACATACGCATTATTAAACTCTCCAACATTCACAGGAACGCCATCAGCACCTACAGCCGTATCTACCACTAATACAACCCAAATAGCAACAACAGCATTTGTAAAAGCACAAGGTTATTTAACAACCGTTCCAGCAACATACGCATTATTAAATTCTCCAACATTTACAGGAACACCATCAGCACCTACAGCCACATCCACTGATAATACAACACAAATAGCAACAACAGCATTTGTTAAAGCACAAAATTATTTAACAGCCGTTCCAGCAACATACGCATTATTAAACTCTCCAACATTTACAGGGACACCTTTAGCCCCTACAGCCGTATCCACTACTAACACCACCCAAATAGCAACAACAGCATTTGTAAAAGCACAAGGATATTTGACAAGTTCATCATCAATAACTGATAGTCAATTAACTACTAATGTATGTTTATTAAATGGAACTCAAACATTAATTAATAAAACATTAACTGACCCTGTTTTAACAAGAACTAATGGAGCCAATACCTATACTATAACAATACCAAATACTGGTAATGATACAATAGCTTTATTGAGTAATTTATCAAACTATTTAACAATATCATCAGCAAGTTCTACCTACCAAACTATAGCGGGTTTATCATCTTATTTAACAAGCAGTTCATCAATAAGTGACAGCCAATTATCATCTAATATACCAAAGATAAATGCAAATAATATATACACAGGAACAAATCAATATAATAGTGATTTATCAGTACATACTTCAGGTAGTAATTATTTAAAATTAAGTGACGGAACTTCAACAACTCGTCAATATCAATCTTCAGGTGATTGTGTAATAGCAAATCAAAAGACATATTCAGGCGGATTCGGTGATATTATATTATCAACAACAGATACATCAGGAACTGGAGCAGAACGGGTAAGAATAAGTTATAATAGACTAAAAACAAATGTTAATATTGAATTACCATCTACTTATACAGCACCAACAAGCGGTCAATTAGGGTATATTCATCAAGGGACAATATTAAACGTTTCACTTTCCCTTCCAGTGACAATGACATCAGGAACAACATATTATTTAGCGTCTATGACATTACCTGTTGGTGTATGGAATGTTTTCGCACAATACGCTTATGTATTTACTACGGGAGGTAATTTAACCTATGAAAATTTATCTATATCAACAAGCGCAACAACAATATCACTTGATAATTGTTTAGCAGTTAATAATATAAACGGAATTACAGGTAATAATAGATTACAAAGAATAAATGGTATATTTAGTTCTACAGGTTCTACAGCATTATATCCTACACTACAACTTGGTTATACAACAGGAGCCAACCCGCAATATACAGGCACAACTCAACAATATGTTAGGTTTTATGCAATCCGCATAGCTTAAACTTTATGTTCTTCTTTACTTGATTCATTATGTTGCTGTAATTCTAATTCATCCAATTTCTCTTCCGCTTGTGTATCTCTAATACACTTGATACAACAGCATTTAAACTCCTTACATTTACTACTCTTTAATGCTTTGATTATAATAGCAGTCAATCCAAATACACTACCAGCAATACTTAGCCAAAATGTTGAATTAAATTCTCCATACCAGACCATTATATATATATACTAATACAATATATTATAAATATACTGTCTTAAAATATGTATCTTCATTAAAATCATATTCACGGCCATAATCTACGAATATTTCTTCGCCATTTCTTATTGGCTTGCTGGCTTGTAATATGATTACATTATCTCTTACTCTTAATTCAGCGTTTGCGCCATTATTCTGTGGCTTATGATTAGCTATACTACCTACGCCTCTATCTAATGCGCCATCTTCATATCTATCACTACTACTATTGATAGTTACTCCATAAGGTGCTGTATATTCACCATATCTACGTGTTAATGTATTACTATTAACTATTTCACCATAATAACGGCATATTTCAGCATTTGCATAAAATATGACGGCATTAGCTCTCATACGCTTATTAATAGCGTATAAGCCCTTACCTGAATTAGGTATGGTAGAGGGCTTAATCTTTAAATGTAATGTGCTTTCTAAATGCTGAAAGCAAAATGGTAAGCCTATACAGACTTTACGCCTGCATCGGCTTCCATTTCTTGATGTTCCTATACACCTATGACAGTGTAAACTACCAATAAAGTGTAAATTATCATTTATAAAAAATTTAAAGAAGTATGGCATTATATTAGATAGTTAGATTATAAAAACTGGGTATTCTCAAAATTATCTAACTAATAATGATGAAAAATGAAATGAATGGTTAATTAAACATAATCATTTTGAATGGTTTGCAATTTTTTATACCATCAATCTCTGCGAGGATTAGAATACAGGACTTGACCTCCTCCACAGTGATGTCTTGAAAGCCAAATTGACGGCATTTGAAGACTTTGGCTCCCAACTTGATGTATCCACCAGTAGGATTACCACCAAAGGTGCAATAGAAAGTTCCATCTTTAAATTTTCGTAAATGTTTTGGCACTTCTCCTCCACAACACTATGAATAAAGTATTATAGATTAAATTATATATATATAACTAAAATAATAACCTCCTTGAATGGAATTTCATAGTATATTTGTTCCCAAACAGATTCCTTATTAAAAGCGCGACAATCAGCATTACGTGCTTTCAGCTCTTCACGATGGGATTTAATTTCAGCGATTCTTTTTGGTATAGACTCTATTTTCTCATCAAAAGCATCCCAACATACAGACAAAAAATCATCTCTCATTTCATCTTTAATGTCATTGTTAATAATGAACTTTGGCGATTTCACAGTCAACGACCAACCCGAAATGTCTTTGCTCACTGTTGTTGTCCATGTGCGCATCTCAAATTCATCTTGGTCTTTGTAGGCTTTGATTAAATGAGGGGGGAATTTGCTCTTAAAGTCCTTGTAAAGAAGGCGAACGTTTTTATTGAAATTGTCCACTCCATGTCTTTCAATAAAGAACCACTTAAAATCATCCTCTTCTAAAATTTCGACGAAGTAATATAAGCTGTTCACCTCACATTGAACTGCAGATTTGAAAAAACCTTTCTTTGCCCTTAGATAACTTTCACTGACCAATTTCTTCATTGCAATTTTAACCTCAGCTTTCGTCCACTGTGATTGATACACCTTTTCAGACTCTTCCTCTTCCTCTTCATTATCCAAGAACAGATGCTCATCATCATCATCATTATCTGGCCAATGGGTCAAAGATTCAAGATTTAGACTGGGCTCAAATTGGCAGGATATTGCAGGTTCAGGCTCAGGTTCAGGCTCAGGCTCAGGCTCAGGCAAGGAATTAGAAGAGGGTTCTAATATTATGTAATTAATAAGGAATAATAATAAATTAATGCAATATTTAAACCTTCTTCATGGTGGTCAGCCTTTTCTTCATCATCAAACAGAAAAGGATACTCCTCCGCATCTTCAATGCGTGTTTCATCAGGATACGTAAAATCAATTTCATCTTCAAGTCTTTCCTCAATCTCAATCTTATTACCATTTTCATCTGTGATAAACAGTTTTTCTCGGCAAACAGAATAATTATTTTCGGTAATGCTGACGTTCTTGGGCACAACGAAATACTTCCGCACAGTATATGATGATATGACTATTTTTTGAGAAGAGGGTTGAACTCCTTATATTATAATAAATAATCAAATGATAATAATAAATTAATACAATATTCAAACCTTCCCCAGTCTCCTCCTCTTCAGTTGCTTCCGTTTGGCTCGTACTATGTAGGGACATTATTAACGTTTTTATCAATTAACGTATTATTGTTGGGTTTATTGTTTTGGAATTGAAAGAAATATATTACTGTTGATATGACTAAAATTGCAATT